GCGGAACTGTGGAACGGTAGGGGTTACGGTCTGAACGGTCTTTACTGCCTCTAGGTCGCGGCGCAGTTCTGCGACCTCGTCTAGTGCGGTGCGAACGTCCAGTTCAATGTTTTCTGACATAAACGAACTTTCTTTTTCTTGAAGCTCGCCCGGTTCGTCGATGATTTCGACTTCGTTGCGAACTTCGCTAATGGTTGCGCCGGTAAAGGCAGGGAACGCGACGACAGATACTTCCTTTAGGGATACCTTAGTTCGCGTAACCGTAGAGTTGTTATCACTCCAACGGTCTTCGACTGGCACGAAGCCAACCGAAAACTTGTTTAATACTCCGTCGCGCATGAGGGTTAGAACTTCCTCGCCGCGTGGAGTCTGTGAGATTTTCGCGGTAATCTCGTAGCCGCCGTCGGTGTCGCGACCTGCGATAACCTTTCCAATCGGCTCTTCGTGAGCGTAGAACAACTTAACGTCTTCTACGCTGTCGATTGCTCCGGCTTCGAAGCGTTCCTTATACTGGCCGCCAATGTTGGCTTCCTGTCCGTAGGGAACGGCTAGGCCGGTGATAGTGCGCTCCTCGGTGTCCGCTAGGCGAACCTCGAACGAGCGTGTTTCGATTTCTGACATTACAGACCTTCCTTAGTTCTTACTTCGTCAACGGTTAGCCAACCGCCATCGATTCCGACCTTGTAATAAGCGTAGCGTTCTGCGATGTCGGCCTTAAATAGTGATTCGAAGTTGAACTCTACTCGGGTGCCGCGCGGCAGGCAGTTGCTTAGTGCGTCGGAGATTGCGTCGGTGTAGTTGGTTAGCGTGTGACGGTAGAAAGTTTGGTTTTCGTCAGACAGGTTGGAATAGGTGTCCGAGCCTCCCGGGGTTGACGTTAGCAATAGACGCGCCGGGATTCCCATTAGACGAGCGACGGCCTGAACTGCCTGAGTCTGAACGTCGGTGAAAAGCGCGTCTTTTGGTGAGAGCTGAACAATCTCGTAAGAGTCGCCTGAACCTAGAACGGCGGTCTGACGGTTTTGCTGCTTGTTGTGCCAGTTGGCAGTCATTACGGCAGCTTCGTCTTTGGTGATAATACGGTTGGATTTGATGATTCCGGTCGGGACTCCGGCCGAGCTGAACCAGTTTGCCGCGTAGTCGCGTAGGTCTAGAGCGGCTGCGATATCTTTGTAACACGCTGCGATTGGTGAGAGTCCGCGGAGGTCGCCGACCTTTGAGAATAGCTTTAGGTGTTCGACTCGTCCGGTGATGTCTGTTCCGGCGTAGTTGTAGATTTTGGCTGTCTTAGCTTCGTTCCAAGTCACCGAAACCGATGAGGCCGGCAAGATAGTTAGGTTGTTGACGTTGCCGCGGCTGTCGTAATCCTTGTGCCAGAAAGCGTTTCCGTCGGTGGCTAGTGAAACTACGGTCTGAAAGAAGAAGTCGCGGCGGCTGTCGTAGAGTGACGGCTTGTTTACGAGTAGAGGGTTTTCGATTTTTAGGTCGCCGACTCCGGTCGCGTAGCGGAATGTTTCGACTGTCATTTTCGAAATCGGCGTAGCGATAATCTGACAAGCGCGGTAAACGGCCGTTAGCGAAAGAGCTGAGTCTGCGGTTACGACTGTCGCCGAGCGCGTCGGGATAGTCGGTTGAACCGCTCGCTTTTCGGTCTTGCCGGTGATTCGTGTCCATAATGAGGCCATATCTCTAGCATACTTAAAAGTTTTTTAGAACACTTGAACGCCGGCGTGTTGCGAACGACTTGAAACATAGAGAGCCATGACGGTCGCCATGAGTGCGTCGATTTCTCCGCGTGATTCTTTGCGACTGATGAGCCAAGTTTCGCCTGTGTATTTGGTTACTCCGTTGCCCATCTGAGCTACTAGCAAAGGGTCGTTATTGTGTTTGACGAGTCCTTGCGCGAACATGGCGTAAACGGCTGAGTGCGCGGCCGAAACTTCTTTTCCCCATAGTTGCCAGACCGGGAGAGCGGCTTGTTTAAGTCGTTTGCCCAGGTTGCTTAGGACTTTGTCGTCGAGGGTGATTGCTCTCGCGCCGTATTGAGCGGCAAGGCGTTTTAGTTCTTCAAATAACAGGTCTTCGGTCGGGTTGTTGTAAGACGCGACAAGCTCGGTTTCTTGAACGTCGCCGTTTGTGTTGGCGATGGCGATTACGGCCGAAGTCCAGTTAGGGGCAATATCGACCGCGAAGACTGCTCCGCTTATGTTGGTTACTCCTGAGCCGGTGGCAGCTCGGAACAAGTTGTTCGGGAGCCATGAAGACGAAAAGAACTTCGTTTACAAAAACATCATGCCGCAACCATTCTTTGCCGAGGCGTTGAAGTTGACTCGAGAACAAGTCCTACGAACTTACGTCGACAACATAGATAAACTTATAAATAAATATCGGAAATACTAACCAACACAGAAAGAAAACATGAACTTCGAAACCCTAACCCTAGAGGAACCAGAAACTCTAGAACAACTAACCGGATTTTCAATCGACTCGCTTATGGACGCAGGCAACCCTCGCGGCAAAGTCCTAAAGTGTTTCGTCTGGATTATTAACAAGCGCACCGACCCGAACTACACAATCGAACAAGCAGCAAAAGTTACTCTAAAAGAGGCTTTCGCAATCTTCAACGGAGATAGCGACCCAAAAGCCTAAAGGCTCTAGCAGCGAAACGCATGGCTCGTTTCTGCGTGGCCTCGGGGATGACGCCTACCGAGTATCGGAAACTAACCTTGCTAGAGTATAGATATCTCGTCGAAGCATTAAACGAAAGGAACGCCGTAGAATGAGTCTAGTTCTTAACGTTGAAATCCTTGGCGAGTTTAGAAACCTAACTAAGGCCACTCAAGGTTCGCAGTCCGAACTTTCGAAGTTGAACAAGAAGATTACAGGGTTCAGCAAGTCCGCTCGGTCTGCGTTCGCTACTATCGGAGTCGGCCTCTCGTTTGCTTTCATCGCTCGCGAACTAAACGACGCAGCTAAGGCGGCAGTCGAAGACCAAAAGTCGCAGGCTCTCCTTGCTAAACAGTTGGAAACAACCACCAAGGCCAACAAAGACCAAATCGCAGCCGTTGAGCGCAGTATCGCAAACTGGCAGACACAAGCAAGCGTTCTAGACGATGAACTCCGACCTGCCTACTCGTCACTTATCCGCTCGACTGGCAATATCACCGACGCAAACAGGCTAATGGATATCGCCCTAAATGCTTCGGCAGCTTCGGGAAAATCCTTGGAGAGCGTTTCTCTCGCTTTAGGTAAGGCTTACAACGGTTCAGAAACCGCACTTATCAAACTCATGCCACAGCTCAAAGGCTCTAAGGACGCGATAGGGGAACTAGACCGGGCAACAGCCGGCGCAGCCGCAACGGCGTCAAACGCAGACCCTTACAAGCGTCTTAGCGTAGCCATGGCAGACTTACAGGAGAGCATCGGCGTCATTCTCTTGCCTGTTCTAGAGAAGTTATCAACTTGGCTTGTGTCCATCGCGCCGCAGGCTCAGGCGTTCTTCAAGTCGCTTATGGACCCGACGACCCCTATGGGCAAGGCTTGGGCAGGACTAGGAACGGCGTTCGTCAACTTCGGTAAAACTCTTAACGCAGTTTTCGCAGGGGGTAAGGCGGACGCTAATGGATTTATTGCCGTTCTAAACATTCTTAAAGGCACCCTAGAGGTCATAACCGGCTTGATGAAAGCACTAACCGGCCAGTATGGAGCCGAGTTCGGTTCCAACCTAGCAAAGATAGTTAAGGGCGACGGCCTCGCAAACATTCCCGGCTTCAACGCACCGGCAGCAACACCAAAAGCGACCGTTCAAGTTATTCCGCTTCCGAACTATAACTCGCCACCAAAGACGGCGACCAACGGAAATACAACCGTAAACCTAAACGTTTCGCAGGCAGTCACAGCTCGAACTATCATCGACACCCTAAACTCATTCAGCAAGTCAAGCGGCTCGACTAAATACGGTTACTGATATGCCTACGATTGCCAACTTCGATATTGCTCAACATCTCAAAGTTGAAATGTTCCTACCCTACGAAGCGGACAACCTTTTTCTAATCGGATTGTCTTTGCTCGGCGGCGACGACGTCCTAGGTTCATCGACGGCCTTTATCATTGGCGAGAGTCTTATCGGCGGCGAAGACGTTCTAAGCGATGAAACCTTGCCGGGTTTCGCTTGGCAACCTTTCGAAGCCGTAACGGTTAAGGTCGACACGCAGCTTGGCGGAAGTATTCAGTCTTCGCTCTACTTTCAACCGGAAGCCGGCCAAGCGGCTATTGTCTTACAAACTTTCGATTACGACCCGAGCGTCAATAAGTCGGTTAGACCGGGCGCACGAATCCGCGTAAGAGTCGACAACGGTCTAACGCAGGGTTATCTATTCAACGGCTACATCGACACCATCGACGTCACCTACGGCTCACAGGGCAACAACTGGAATACCGTTTCAATCAAGGCTTTTGACGCTCATAAGCGAATCATGAACACCCGAGTGGCAGAATACGACACGACCGGCTTTCATGGCGGCGAACACGCAACACCGT